AGATGTGTGAACTTTTCATTATCTAAAAAGTTAGCAACTAAAGTATTTCTAGCTCTTGTTACTAATGACTCTTGTCCAAGAGTTTGTATATTTAAACCTATTTTATTTTCTAAACAAAAGTTTTGTAATTCTAAAACTCCATGAAGATAATCTTCAGTAATCATGCCACCATAACAAGGGGTGGCTACAAATAATTCTATTTTAGCTGACACTCACAGATTCATTACCTAAACTTACGCTTAAAGTCAAGGCAGTGACTAGAGGTGTTGCATTTGCAGACTTAAATGTAGATTCAATTTTTCTATCTGCACTTGTTACACCAAGTGTTGCTAACAAAGAACTTACAGCACCATTTTCTATTTGTTCGCTTGGTTTAAGTTTAACTGGTATTCTAGCATCTTTTAATGCTTGTGCATCTGGTTTATGTTTTCTTGGTTCTAGTTGAGGGTGTTTTGCCTCAAACTCTGAACGATGAACAAATGAACCATTCCATTCTTTAACCATTTCGTTGTATGGAAACTCCATACCACTTCTATCGGATATGGCTTTTGCATACTTACCAGATGAGAAAGGCATTATATATTATACCTTAAATCTGGTTTAATTATCATGTCAACTTTTTCTCTGTTGTCTTCCATTGCTCTTCTAAGTTCTTCTTCATACAACATTTTTAGTTCTTGTCTTCTTTGTATTTCTATTTGCGGTCTACGCAAAGCTAAATAGTAAGCTAATCCACTTACAGCACATGGTAAAAATCTATCTGGCATGTCAACTGTTTCTGTTGCTGCCGTAATATCTTCTATTCTTCTTCTTTCATTAAACTTAAAAACATCAGCCGCATCCGGTGTTGGATATAAATATACAATTGGTGTTAATTGTTTATCTAAAAAATATTGAGATGGTCTACCTGTATCTGCTTTGTTTGGTATTTTTAAATAATCATCTCTACTAATTCTTTCTAATTCAAAATCAGTGACTGTAGAGTCTGAGTTTGTTTTTTGTATAACTGCCTCTGTAATATCCACTGTGTGACTGTTCAATGTATAACTAGCAGTGTTTGCCGTTAAAGTTTGAGTTGATTCTGTAACAGTCCATAGTTGAACATTTCTATTACTCCACTCTTGTAATAATAAATTTAATTGTCTTCTTCCAACTGAAGACTCTTTACCTGTTTGTGGTTCTCCACCAATACGGGCGTAAGCATCTTCTATGATTTCATCAACAGCAAGAGTAAAAGTTCTAGTTCCAGAGGTAGCCATAATATTAATATGTTTTTGATAATTTTAAAATAATTGTGTAGTGGTCTCCGTCAGTGTGTCCTGTAGTCGTTAATAGTAAATCACCATTAATTCCAGAACCTGCATTGTTTGTTATACCACCAAAATCACTTGTATCAATGTAACCTTGTGATGATAAAGCACCATTTGCACCTAAAACTTTACAAACAACATTAGAACTTGCATTCCACAATAAGTCAACTCTCATACCAAATATATCATAATATATTTCCTGTATAGCTACTCTTGAGCAAGACTCACCATTAGTATCTTTTGCTAGAGCAGAAACGTCAACTTTAGTTACAGCACTTTCACCACTGCCATCTGATATGTTTGTAAGTTTTACAAGAATGCTTTTTGCACCAACGTTATCACCTATAGTTTGCGATGTTACTGCATCTGCCATTTTTTACCTCCAAAAATAAATAAAAGCTCGCTCCTCATTACAAAGAGGAGCAAAGCTATTGTTTTACAAATATTCATTAAAATACTGAGTATTCGATTTCTAATGTTCCACGAAAAGCTGTTAAAGCTGTATCACAAGTAGAACCCGCACCTAAGTATAAGTTTTTACTTGCTATCGCTGCCGTAATATTTGGCTCGAACACATGATAAGTACCCGCAGTTGCATCTAAATCAATATCAATTTCAGTTACTGAATCAGTAGCAGATATTCTTGGATTAAATGATGCCACGCCTGCACCTACAATTTCTGTTCCAGAAGAAATCGCTGCATTTGTTGCTGTTCCAGATGTTGCACTTAATTGTAAGTTTGCTAAAGAGTTAGCGTCACTTGCAGCAGCAGTTGTAATACCAAGCACTACTTTGTGTATAAAGAATTTGCTCGCAGTTACTAAAGCGTCTGGGTGGTCTGTGTTTAGTGCACCTAGTTCTACTAAAACATCATTGTCTGCGTAAGTCGTAGCAGCAGCGTTTGTGTCTGCTAAACTTATTGCAAAAGTTTGAATTTTTCTAGTTCCTAATGAAACTAGCTGTCCGGTAGAGTTAATGCTAACTCCTGTTTCTGTAATAGCACCAGATGTGCTGTCTTTATTAATTACTTTAAATCCGGCTTCTGAACGAACCGGGCCGTTAAAAGTTGTATTAGCCATTTTAAACCTCGTAGTTAAAT